AGCAGGCCAGGGATAGGGCTTCTCAAGCTCAAACTGCTGGCCTTGCTCAAACTGGTGGAGCATTAGCAGGAACAATTGGCGCTGGATATCTTACAAGTCAACTTCTAGGTAGTGGCACAAGTGCCATTGCGCCAACTGTGTTGGGCACTACAGGTGCGGGAGCAACCGGTGCTGGAACTGTAGCAACACCGACCTTAGTAAGTGCAACTACTACTGGCGCACCCGCCTCCGGCGCTGGAGCTGTTGGCGGGATAGCCTTACCTGTGGCAGCTGCGGCAATAACTCTTAATAATGCTTGGGAAACCGGCATGAAAGATATCCTTCGTGGTCGTGGGACACGTGAGGACTATTTGAATCAAGCCGCAAACATTAGTCCTGTTGGTAGAATTGCGAATATTGGACTGCGTTTAGCTGGCAAACGGTCTATTGGACAGATGATGACCACTGGCAAGTCAGATGCGCAATTACAGCGTGATGATTTTCGCGGCATTCTTAAAGAAACAGGCGTTGCCAATAAGAACTATGAAGTTAGTCTTGCCGATGGTTCAAAGTTTAACATTGGGCTTGATGGCAAAACTCGCTACACAAACGTCGGCGAGAACATTAATGGAAAGACTACACGACAAGCGTGGGATGTTGATTTCAGCAATCCACTTGCCAAGTTTGCTACCGATCAAATCGATCCGATGATTCGTAGCATTTATGCGGAAGCACCAAAAGGAGTAAAGCCTGAACAGTATACAGGCATGTTAGTGAACGCTGTTACATCCAATGCCAAGTCACAGCAGGATGTGCAAAACAACATCCAGGCCATGCTTGGTAAGTCTACGTTTGCTCAAAAGGCTGGCGTTGGCGTACAGGGTCCAATAGCGCCAGTACAACGGCCACCAAAGGGACAAGTAGTCCGAGTCTCGCCTGGCATGTACATGAATGATAAAGGACGTGTGGGGCCAGCTAAGACGGTTAGAGAGTCACTAAGTGCAAATTACAAAGCAGGGAAAGGAAAGTAATATGGCTAAAGGCGCAATGACAAAAAGTCCTAAAACTGGTGGCAGAGTGTATGCCGGTGGTTCTCCTAATTTTGATGAACGTACTGGAAAATATACGTCACCACCATCATCCGCTATGCGTGTAAGCCCTGGTGTTTATCGTGCTCCGTCGGGTCAACTTGTACGCAGTTTGCAGCAGCCTATGTCGCAACCTTCACAGCGTCCTTCTGCAAATTTGCCGCAAGCAAGACCACAGATGGCACCACCTTTGACACAAAGTCAAGTTGGACAAATACCGCCTGGATTTGAAAACTCTATGCGTGATGCAATAGCTGGGGCAGCTCAAGGTGCTTTTATGCCAAAAGGTCCGGCATCTTTGGATATGCAAAAGCCTTGGATGTATCAGAATCCAATTAACATTCGTGCGCCATATCAAAATCAAAGTATGCCTCAACAGCAACAACTTGATCTGAGTCAAATATCAAATATGTCTGGCGAGCAGATTCAGCAATACATTAACCAGTTGCAACAAGCGCAGCAAGCACAGCAGATGCAACCAGCATCGCAGTTTAATCCGTCAATGTATCAGAGCCGGCAAGGATAATAATGGCTTTTGAAGGTTATACAATGTCGCCACCATACGGTGGGTTGGATCTAGTAAGTCCAATAGACAACATGGATCCAGCTTATGCACTGGAACTTGTAAACGTATTTCCTGGAGCTAGTGCGCCTACAGTACGGCTTGGATACACTCAATTTGCAGATACATCATCATCAGCAGCAATAAAGTTTGCTCAATCTTTGAATTTAGCTAATGGAAGTAGTCAACTAATTGTAGGCACAGCTTCTAAACTTTATTCGATTAATTCTTCTGGCACTGTATCAGATATTACCGGAGCTGCTGTTATTACCAACGGTGATTGGCAGTCTGTTACCTACGCAAACAATCTGTATTTGTGCAACGGTGTAGACACTCCACTTGTCTATACTGGCACTGGGAATGTCAGTGCAATTACATTTACCGGGCCGACTTTAACGACTTTGATAAATGTTACGGCTCACAAAGAACGATTGTACTTTGTGCAAGCTGCTAGTTCTAAGGTTTGGTATGGTGGACAACAGGTCACTGGAACAGCAGGGACACCAGCTCTTACATCATTTGATTTTCAGTATGTATTTAATCGTGGTGGTTTTCTCGTTGGTATTGGTAGTTTTAGCCAAACTAACAACGTAGCAGCGCAAGATTACTTTTATGCTTGTAGCTCAGAAGGCGAGGTAGTTTTTTACAGCGGTAACTATGCCGGCGACCCTTCTACCTGGGGTCTTACCGCTCGATACTACATAGGCAAGCCACTCGGCTATCGAGCATTTATCCGTTATAACAACGATGTTTGGGTAATTACAGCTCAAGGCCTAGTGCCATTATCAGGCTTGTTACAGTCAGATCCAGAAGCGGCGTTGAATCTTGTAAGTGCTAAAATCAATCCTCTTATCACTGACTACGCTCTTACCATTCCATTCGACCATCAGTGGACTGGCTTCTTTTGGCCACAAGGACGACGCATTTATGTATCTGTGCCGGTAAGTGGAAGTGGTTGTAAGTTTTTAGTTTACAGCATTGATACGAAGGGTTGGACGGTGTTCCAACTTTTTGACGACAGTCATGCTTTGGCTAGTTGTGTGTTTCAAGAATTGCCATTTTACGGTTCTTCTTTAGGAATCGTATGGAAGGGCGAAACAGGCCAAGCTGATGCCATTACGTCAACTACAAGTCAAAGCATTGCTTTTGCTGGAAGGTCTGCGTTTAGCTTCTATAATTCTCGTGGCAACTACAAAGCATTTAAGGATATCCGTCCATTAATGCGGACTAAACGTGGCATCACTTTGTCTTTGGGACTTGATACTGACTTTAAGCGAGCCCAAACAATTACAAGCGTAGTTACACCGAGCGGTACGTTTACTCCGTGGGGTAGCACTGGTGGGTCTCCTACCTATACGCCTTGGGGTAGTACTTGGTCAGCAGATGTAGAGTATGTATTTGACCGATTTGCTGTTAAAGGCCAAGGGCATTGTGCAGCGGTTCGTTTTGGCGGGTCCATTAAAAACTCAACTTTGCAAATACTAGGCTTTGAAATACGATTCGATATGGGTGGGCAAGTATAGTTATGGCACAAAAGAAAACGACCAAGGGCGCATTGACTAAGGATCCTAGTGTTAAAACGCCAGCACCCTTTGATGCTGGTCGTGCTAGTACTCGTGTAAAATATCTTGAGCGTGTACGACCTAACGATCCAGAAATTAAAAGATTGAAAGGACAAATTAAAAAGTCTGGGTATGTAGCTAAGAGTGTTGAAACACCTCCACCTCCACCATCTCAAGAAGAACGAGTAGCGCAAGCTGGCGGTGACGTATTCGAGCAAATGTCTGGTTACGCCAAACAGTTTGATCCTCGTACTTTCCAGTCTCAATATGAGCCTGTGTATTCGCAAGAGATGGAACGAGCCCGACAGAACGTATTGGGACAGTTTGAGCGTCGCAACGTAGAAGAGTTTGGTAGACAGACTCAAGAACTAGAGCGGTCAATTGCAGAGCGTGGATTAGACCCAGCTGGAGAAGCTGCCAGGGCTCTTAGGAAACAAGTGACTGAACGGCAAGACCTTGCTCGACAAGAGGCTTTAAGTGCGGCTGAGAACGCAGCACAGGGCGTACAACAGCAGATGTACGGACAGGCCACTGGTACAGCTTTGCTGCCTGGTCAAGTTGCCGGTCAATACATGGATCCATACATGCTACAACAACAGCAAAGGTTTGCTGGACAGACACAACAGCAACAATTTGAGCAACAAAAAGCACTAGCTGCACAACAGCAAAAATACGCTCTCGAGCAAATAGCTAAGACTCCACGTGGTGGTGGCGGTGGAGGACAGCAACCTGACTACTACGGACAGTATTTGTTGGGTACGTTAGGCCAAGGATACAACCAACAACCGCAGGTAAATCCATGGGCTGCTGGTGCTCAAGGTCTAGCTGCTGGATTTGGGCAAGGATTTGGTCAAAATTTAGGCAGAAAAGTAGGAAGCTAATATGGCTGGAGAAGACTTATATAGCGCACTGAGTGGACTGCAATATAGTCCGTATGAAACACCATACGGTACAGCTGCAAGTACTATAGCTTCTGCGACACCTAATCTTATTAATCCTTATGGAAGCACTGGCCAGGCTATAGGCATTGCTTTAGGTGGTACGTTGATATCCTCATTGCTTGGGTATCAAGCTCGACAACAAGCGGCGCAGCAGAACTTGGCAATGTTGCCAGCATTAAGAAGTGCTTTTACAGCTCAAACACCTGAAGAATTAGAAGGTGTATTAAAACGTCCAGAGGCGGAAAGGTTAGTACCTTATGCACCACAATTATATGGGCAACTACTAAAACAAAAAGCTGCACAGCAAGGTGCCGCCGTTGATTTGCAAAAGTCACTACTTCTTGAAGGCTTAAAACAAGGATACAAACCTAGCGATCCGACGCTTGCAGGATTGTTTGCCGAAACTAGCGACGGAGAACTAACGCCAAAAGAACAACGTGAGTTAAAACTATTTGAAGAGAAAGAAAAACTTAAAAAGCCATTAATAGCATCGAAGCAAAAAGATTGGTGGGAAAATGTTCCTGCTGCTCAAAAATCTGCTTTTACGGGAACTTCCGGCCAAGTAACTCAATTGCGAGAACTTGCTAATCAATTTAAGGATCTCAATTTGAATGCTGCGGGATTTAACATTCAAAGTCAAATTCCTGGAAGCAAAGCAGATTTAGCAAATTCCGCAATGAAAACGTTAGTCCCAAGCACAGTAAAAATGCTTGGGGACACAGGAGCTTTGTCAGCTTTCGACCAGGAGCAGGTTTTAAAAGCCACTATGGGTGGAGTGTTGTCTGGTAGTCAAAGCATTGCCGCTCGTTTAACTCAATTAGCAAATATGGCTGAAACAAAAACTGCTAGTGCGCTTGAGCAATACAAAACAGCAGCAGAAGGTGGAGGAGACGCACTACTTAAAGCTCTACAACAGCAGTCTACTGATACAATAGAAAAACAACCTAGCAATATTCAAAATCAAATTGCGCAACTATCAACCATAGTAAACGATGAAACAGCACCGCCAGAATTGATTGCCGAGGCACTTGCAAAGATTGATGAACTAGAGGCTGCGTTGAAATAATGGCAACCACCGAAGACATTCTAGCTCGATACTCAGCAAGCAAAGCACAGCCAACTGTTGCTGCTCAACCGCAACAGAGTTTGCTTGATTGGGCTCTAACACGTCCTGACGGATCTAAAGCAACCTTAGGTTCGATTGCTCGTGATATCCCTATCGGCGTCGCTCGTGCCGGTGCTGGACTAGCTGACCTTGCTTCAATGGCTGGTCAAGCGATGACTGGTCGATTTCCACAACCTCAAGATGTAACGGCGTCTGGGCTTTTACAACGAGGTCTTAATTACCTAGGTGTTGGCGAAGAGACACCGATGCAGAAGGCAGTTAGTTATATTACACCGCTGCCTGGTACTGCAAAGGCTCGACTTGGATCTGAAGCGGCGTTAGGACTAGCAAGTTACTTAGGCGGTGAATTAGGCCGAGAGACAACTGGAACTACAACTGGCGAACTTGCCGGAGCTTTATTAACTCCACTTTCTTTGCAAGGTGTTCGGACTGCGGTAGGTGGAATTACTCCACTTGCACGACTTTTAGCTGGTAGTCAACCGGAGCTAGAGCGGCAAGTTAGTAGAGAGATTCTCGCTGCCGCTGGACCAGAAGGCGTTGAAAGATTGCGAATAGCGCAACAAATACCAGAGCTTTTACAATCTCCTCTTGGAT